ATTCTACGAAGCGCTTATTTATGGCTCAACTACTGGAAATGGTCAGTTCCTACAAGAAAATCCAACTTTAGCAGGCTCTCCTGGTATTGCGATATCTCCTCTTGCAATAATCCCTACTGGACAAGCAGGAGCTGGTAACCCAGTATTCTTAGAGGTCTATAAAAATGGAGTTCTTCTACAGTATGCAGTTGATTATTCAGTTCCAAATCTTCCTGGAGGGATTGCAAATGGAACAACAAATGCACTTATTGCATTAAGTCCAACTTACCCAGGTGCTGGTCATCAAAATGATAGTACTCTAGAAGAGGGCGATAAGGTCGTTGTTAGCTATCTTCCTGCTGTAAGTACTCTTAATCTAGTAGCAACTGCTCAACTTGCAGTAGTCAATCACTGTGAAGTAATGTCACAAACTAAAAACCGCGAAGAAAGAACATGTCTACTAGGTGGTTACGAGTTTGTTGATCTAAACTTTATCCTTGATCCAATTGAAGGTATTGACGCTAACTTTGGTGCAACAGGTAGAGCAATGTTCTTCTGGCCAGGTGGTCCTTTTGTTAGTACAGTTATTGCTGGTGTTTCATATCAAGTTGACGGTCAGTATGTTGCTGCGGCTGCTGCAGGTTACTGTGCAGCTCATCCAATTACAACCTCACTTACTAATAAGATTCTACAAGGGTTTACAATTGATCCTAGTCAAAAGCTTTCGATCGATGAGGCAAGTGAGGTCGGTGGATCATCTGTCGCAATCGTTTCTCCTCTAGCTGCTGGTGGCAAGGTCGTAATCGGCCAAACAACTAGTAACTCTGGTAATCCAGTTCTTGAAGAGTATTCAGTAATTCGCATTACTGATTATGTTGCTAAATCGGTTCGTAAGGTTCTTGAAAATGCTTATACTGGTGGTTTGATTACGCCAAATACAGCTAATAATATCAAGATTACTACAGTTGCTATTCTTGCTTCTCTACAGTCACAAGGCATTATCACTGCTTTCCAAAATGTGAATGCCTCAGTAAATCCGCAAGAGCCACGTCAAGTAGATGTAACGTTTGACATTACACCTATTTTCCCATTGAACTGGATCTTTATTACATTCAGCGTCGGTGCTTAATTAAAAGGAGGAATTTAAAATGGTATTAAATAGAGCAAATGCTGGAAATAGAGGACTCGGCACCGCATCCAATGCAGGCGTTGGGTTTCGCAGCAAAAGAATTCAAGCCGGTCTATCTACACAGATTATTATAGAAGTTGAAGAAGGCGGCGTAAAGTTTGTCATTGGTGCTGTTCAGTCATTGGCCATTAACCAATCTAGAACTATCGGTGAGATTAAAGAAGTAGGAACAGATGGTATCATAGGCTTAGTTCCTCAAACTGCAACAACCTACTCAGCTGATATCAGTAGAGTTGTCTTTGACTTTCAAAGGTTACCTCAAGCATTGCAGCGTGAATATCGTAATATTCATGCTCAACGTAGGCCTTTTGATATTATTATCACTGACTATAACCCCTACATTGGAGCAAATGGAGAACCAACTGGTGGCGATACTGATCCAGATGGCGGTGGCGGCACTGTTGTAGACAATAGCACAGGTGCAGTTACTCCTAATCCAAATGCAGTTATTACCACTCTTAAAAATTGCTGGTTTGAGAGTTTGAGTTTTAGTTATGCTCATGATAACTATATGATCACAGAAACCGCAAAGCTTAAAATTCAACATATCTTTGATAGTGTTGCAACTCATACTCTTGCTGGTACTCGTGACGCACTTGAAAGAAATACTAACACTTCTAATAATGCAAGTGTTATGTCAGCCTTCGACGCGACTCGCGTTCCTTAATTAGTATTATACTCCAACCGGCTTCCCCAGAGTTCTTCTGGGGAAGCACATCTTTTCTGAAAGGAAGAATAAATGACAACATTAGGCGAATTAACAAAGTTATTAGATCAAGGCTGCCTTACTGGAGAGTATGTTCACACATCTACGGATGGTTCATATACTTTTGAGTTAAAAACAGTTACTCCACTCGAAGAGCTTCAAGCTACTAAGGATGCTGCTACTAAGTACGATGCCGCAGCAGATGAGTACGATATGCGAGTATACAATGCAATTGAAACCCTCGCTCGCTGTGTCACAAGAGTTAATGGAATTGAGCTTGAGAAACTCCCAGTTGTAGAAGGAACTACTAATCTTGAAAAAAGAAGATCAGTAATCAAGAGATTGAGCGAAACACTTTTAATTGGTTTATGGACTAAGTATCAAGAAATAAAAAAAGGTACAACTCTTCAAGGTACTAAAGAAGAAGCAGATGCAGTAAAAAAGTAGTGGCGGAGCCTATGAATAGGCTTCGCTGGAATCTATCAAAGCTTTGGCATAAAGAGTATGATTCTCCGTACTGGGATAAGTTACATCCTGTACAATGGAGGTATTATGCTGAGCATATTGCTCTAGACGCAAAAGAAAAGACAGAACAGCTTAGAGATATTTCAGAGTATGCAATGGCCTTCCATAATTATCAGGCCGTTAAATCAGTTCAAGAAGCAAGAGAGCTTCAAGAAAGCTTAGAAGATGAAGAGATTACAGATATCTTCTCACAACAAGTTGAAAAACTATTTGGTAGCAAGATTGATCTTGAAAATACAGAAGTAATCCCCACCCAAAAGTCCCCACCCAATCCCCCATCTGAAGAAATTGACGAAGACTTAATAAGAGTTAGAAAGTAATCTAAGGATAAATAATAATGGCTGCTGATGATAAAATACCCCCAACTAAAGATATTCTTAATGACTTTTCATTTTTTGGTCAAAAGTCTGCAAGTGAGTCTGCGAGCGAATCTGGAAAACCCATAAAAGTTAGCGTAGATAACTGGGCAGCATCTGGGTTTAGAGATTTGTCTAAATTACTTTCTTCAGATAACAAAAATCCTGTAGGTACTGCTTCTAAACTTGCAGGCCAAGCTATAGGTGCCCCCTTTGGAAAGAGTCAGGAAGTAGGAGCAATAGCAGAAGTTGTAGGTGGTAGTCTAGCCAACTGGGGTGATGAGCTTACAGGTGTTCGAAAAGCAATTACTGAAATAGACTCTGCTTCGTTATCACTTGGTAAAACATTAGGTGATAAAGACTATTTTCTAAGCATAGCTACAGGTATTGAAGATGCGTCTAAAGCTACAAATCTAGGCGTTGGTGAAATTGTCCAAAAGATGGGAGAGCTCTATAAGACTTCTACTTTTATGGCAGCAGGCTTCAAAGATACAGATACAGCAGCAGAACGCTCTAGAAAAGAGTTTGAAGGATTATCACAATCTGTAAATGTCGCTCGTGCTGTAGGTCTTAGTTTTAATGAGATGTCGACCGCACAGAATGCAATGTTTAAGAATCAAGCCATGTCTACTTCGCAAAGTGCAGAGGCCATGACCCTCCTTAAAAGTGCTACAGAAGGAACCTCATTGAGTATGCCAAAAGCTACTCTACTGATAGGAGGGCTTGTTGATAAATATCAATATCTTTCATTTAATGTTGGTACTGCTACTAAGGCACTAGAGAGTGTAATGAAAAGTCAAAAAGAGATGGAACTTGCTGGGACTAATCATGTCTTTAAAAACCAAATACAAGCAGCAGAAACCTATAGTGAGGCCCTAACTGGAGTTAAAGGAATACAGGAAGATTTTGGACAAGCTCTATCTACAGCTTCCATGACAGGTGGTGGCATTGATGAAGCTTTTGATATGATGACTGGAAAAATATCGCAAGAAGAAATTATGAATAAAGTTATGAAAGAAGTAGCTCGCGGTACAACTGGTCGTGACAAACTTATGACAAGAGAAGAAGCTGAAGCCGGTGGAAAAGGTGGCAAGACACTTTATGTACAACAAGCTGAAACGCTTGCTAAAAAGCTACACATAGGTACACAACAAGCTATGGGTATGATGGATATGTCCACAGCTATTGTCAAAGGGAACAAAGAAGCAATATCAGGCAAGGACTTAATAACAGGCAAAGATGCTACAGGTAAAGCTATTGCAGCACAAGCTACTCCTACTGAGGGAGCAGTTGCATTAAATAAAACATTAGCTGTACAGGAAAAGCATTGGCCCGCATTACTTAAAACAACAGAACAACTAGCTCCTCTGCAAACTAACACAAACCTCATCATGGGAGCATTGGGGAGGGACGTAACAGGAAAACTCATACCTACCACAATGCGTATTGCTGATGCACTTCTTAAAGCTGGTGTTTCTCCTGAACTCGCTAAAAAAATAGAAGCTGCATATTCATCAAAAGGATATCAAGCTGCTAAAGACAAAGGTGGAGAGGTTGCTGCTGGACTCATTAAATCGGTAGGAAAGGCTGCAGGAATTACCGATGAAGAAATGGCTAAGCATAAGGATTTCATAGAACATACTGCTGCTAAAGTTGGAATGATAGAAGACCCTACGAAGCTAAATGAAAAGTACTCACCTGCTATCCCCTCCGCAGCTCCATCACCCGCAACCAGTGCTCCTGCAGCCACCGCCACTCCTCCTTCCCCCGCAGCTACTAAGCCTCCAACCACTGCTGCTGCAAGTCTAGCTCCTGCTGCTCCCGCAACCAGCAGTGCTCCTGCAGCCACCGCCACTCCTCCTTCCCCCGCAGCTACTAAGCCTCCAACCACTGCTGCTGCAAGTCTAGCTCCTGCTGCTCCTCTTCCTGAAGCAACCTCAACTGACCAATCGAAAATAACGCTTGGCTCAAATCTTGATCCAACTAAGAATGAAGTACTTGATGCAGGAGGAGGTAGCATCGCTCGTTCACGCTCACATCGTGGTAACTTAAACCTTGGTCCTTTAACGACGGGTGCAACAGCTTCTATGGGGAATCTAGGAGCTATGTTGGATCAAAAGAAGTCCGCTGCTTCAGTAGCTAAACCAGCAAGTGTTGCTGTCGATAGTACTATGAAAAAGGATACTGCAACTCAAGCCGCTACTTTAGCTGCAAATAAGCCCGCCCCTGCTCCAGCAGCTACTACATCAGCCGCTCCTAATAATATACAATCACAAGTAGCTGCTTCGCAAACACAATATGTAGGTAAGGCTGACATAAACATAATACTCGATGGACAGAAAGTAGCATCGGCAATTTCTAAGCATTTAGCATTTCACCCATTAGCAGCTAATGAAGCTCAGCAAAAAGGTAAGTTCTAAGCATTTAGCATTTCACCCAAGCAGCTAATGAAGCTCAGCAAAAAGGTAAGGTAACATAATGACTCTATCGCATGCAAATGAAAAAGTTAGAACACTAATAGTCTGGGAAATTGCCGCAGTTGGCTCACCAGCGTTTGTTGAGATGTATGTTAATCCCACCAATATTCAAACAAGTGATTCCAAACTCTTAAATCCACAAAAAACAAAAGGTGGGTACATTCTTCAATACTGGGGAGAAGCACTTACAGAAATTACTATTCAAGGTAAAACAGGTGCAGGTGGCATCGAGGCGCTGAACGTTATTCGTGATATATATAGAGGTGAACAGATTGCCTTACACAAAATTTTACAAAGCAGAGGGGCCAGCTCAAAGCGTAGGCAGTCACTAGCTCAACTAGCTGCCTCAGTTGTCATGTGGTATCAAGGTCAGGGATCTCGGGGGTTTTTTAAGACATTTACTTCAACAGAATCCGTTGAGCAACTTGGCATATTTGACTATACCCTGACTTTCTCAGTAACCGACGTATTAGGAGGACCAAGAAAGAATTATTTACCTTGGCAGCGTAAGCCATGGTCTACTGTTGATCATCCCTCTTACGAAGATGGCAGAGGTAGTACTACAGGAGGAGCATACGGAACTGGATTTAAGATGGGTGAACTTAGTGCTCCAGTTATCAATGATGTTGCAGGAGTACTTTCAGATCCTGAGTTTACATCTACCACTGGTATTACAATTAATCCTGGAACTAGTCAAGGAAAAATGCTTCAAGCAAATCTTTCTGAGAATGCTAACCCTCTTACTCCATCAAATCTCTTTGCCAAGAAATAATATCTAAATGTGAGCTTAAAAATGATAAAAGTCGGAGAGATATTCAGTCACTGGAAGATTTTAGAGAAAGCCAAAGCAGGCTATGTTACTTGCCTTTGTTTAGGTTGTAATCAAACAACAAGAAAAGTAAGTTGTTATAATTTACGCAATAACGTATCTAAGTCTTGTGGATGCAAAACGAAGGAACTAACCGAGCAAACCATGCTATCTCGTTATGGCGTAAAAAACGCCGCTCAAGACACCTCTTTTTTGGAAAAAGGAAGACAAACTTCATTTTTAAAATATGGCAAAGAATATTTCTCACAAACGCCAGAGTTTATAAATCAAATTAAAAAAACCAATCAAATAAGATATGGCGCCGACTATGCAATTCAGAATAATGAGTTCAAAGAAAAGCGCAAACAAACTTGCTTAGAAAAATATGATACAGAAAATCCTGCTCAAGCTTTAGAATTTGAAGCCAAGAAACAACAAACCAATATTAAAAAGTATGGAGTAACTCATCCTTTTAAGCTTAAGACATTTAGAGAAAAAGCTCAACAAACAAATCTTGAAAGATATGGGCACAGTCACATTGGCTCTAGTCCTGATCATAAAATAAAAAGAAAGAAGAGTTTAGAAATAAACGGCTATCTTGTTAAGACATCAGATGGAAGACTACTGAGTGATATCTGCAAGGAATATAATGTCTTACCTAGTTATGCCTACAAGGTTTTTCATTTTCAAGGGGAAGAGGCTTTCTTAAAGTATTGCATAAACTATCAAGATAACATATTTTCTTCTACGGAAGGCGCCTTTATTAATTTGATGAAAGACTTTGAGCTGAATAAATATGACAGACAACCTAAGGAATTCTGTTCTCCTAGGTATCGTCCCGACTTTCGCGTCGAGCGACAAAATAAAGTACTATATGTCAATACTGACGGGCTATATTGGCATTCAGTTAGCCAAAAATTAGATAAAAATTATCATCTAAGTCTTCAACAAACTCTTTTAAAAAATAAGCTTACTATTTTTCAATTTAGAGAAGATGAGTTGAGAAATAGTTCGCATATAATTAAGTCTATTGTATTAAACTATTTCAATATGCATACTACTAAATATAGTGCTAGATCTTTAAACATTAAACCAACCTCTACTAAAGAGGCTAGTCTATTTTTTATCAATAATCATCTGATGGGAGCTCATAAAAGTGCTCGAGCCTATGGACTCTACACTAGAGATAACGTATTAACGTGTTGCATTTCCGTAAGACACAATAAGAAAGACAATTCGATAGAAATTGCTAGATTTGGATCATTACTTAACTCAAGCGTCAGAGGAGGCTTCTCTAAACTTCTTAAGTATGTAGAACATATCTACCAATCTGATAGGGTCATTAGCTTTTGTGACTTAAGATACTCTACAGGAACTAGCTATAACAAGCTAGGATTTACTCTAGAAAAAATTACTTTAGGATGGAAATGGACAGATTCTAAAAATACGTTTAACCGCTTACAGTGCCGAGCCAATATGGATGAGAGAAAATTAACTCAAGAAAAGTACGCTAATGAGCTGGGTTGGGTTAAGATTTATGATGCTGGCCAAGCTAAGTATATAAAAGAGAATAGGCATGATAGATAATAATAATATTAAACCTAGAAAAAATACTACTCTAAATCCATTAGATTTAGCAAGCACTTATGTAGACAGTACCTTTAATCAAGGTTCTCTTGACATATCTAATATTATTGGTGGAGTTGGTACTAATACTTTTAGTGTTCCACCTTTTGATCCTGGTGCTTTAGGAGGTCGAACTACTCCAGGAGATGCAGGGTTTGCATATGCTCATACTCCAGAAGCTACAGTTTATATACAAAAGAAGCAATGGGTAGAACAAGAATGGTTATATATTACAGTAAATGATAAAGAAAGAAAAGGCAAAAACCAAGAACTCTTTGCTCAACTTGCTCTTTCTAATTTAATTACACGGAAGCTAGACTTATTAAATAATCATGAACTTTTTACCAAATTTTCTGAACTAAATGCTATTTCAGCTGGAATACAGCAGAGACAAGCTGGTAGTCTTAGTTTTGATATAAATAATAAGAATTTGCAATTTGATCCAACAGCAGTGGCGGACATACTAACACTTGCAGGTAATCCTACTACTAAATATTATACAGAAACCGTTACAATCACAAATCCTTCTTCTACTCCTACTGCTTCTACCTCTAAGAAAAGCAATGTTCTAAAGTTTACTGTTAAAGTAGCTACTACTGTAAAGGTTATTGGCACCGACGAATCTACCGATTTGAGCCAAGTCAAATCATTAGCAGATTTCGGTG